TGTGTTTGCACTCTTGGGTTCGATGCTCCTTGCATATGGGTATTGGGATAACGGAACGGACTATGCCTTCAACTCCGAATGCTTCTTTGATGAGTTCTGTAGAATGAATCACATTACACACTGGGCATACATTCAAGGTGAGCTGTTTAACTTCAATCACCCCGGGACCGATGAAGTCCTAGAGGACCCGTTAGTATTTTCACTCTTGCGGTGAGTTAAATAATGCCCACCGCAGCAGAGTTGCGGGCATTATTTGATGACCATGCGAGACTGGATCGGTTCATTACGAAACTGGTAGAACATGTTGAGACGGTAGCCAAGTATGGCGAACGCGAACTATACTTCACCATCCCTGACGGACTTGTGCGAGTCAGGGTTGAATTTGAAATCAAGGCGACTTTCCCCGAGTGTAAACTGAGAAGTCATTGGTTCACGAGGCATTATACCTTGAGTTGGGCGTAGATTCATGAAGGCTTGATACCCAGCATACGCTAACCCACCCCCAAACACCAGGGCATGTGTCGTATGATTGTCTTGGTATACATTACTTGTGGCGGCGACGAGTTTTGCGCCGGCGCCCACCTATAATTGCTCCAAGTCCTTCGACTTCACCTGTCGGAATGACATATTCGTCGTATCCGCCCTTCTCGAGCACTTGTTCAACCACCCTCTTCTCATTATCGTCGTCGCCTATGTAACGCTCTTTCATCTCTTCGGCGACACATCGAAGAATAAAGTCCTTAAGGGGGATTCGTTCACCGCCTACCGATGCTATTTTGTCGTCAAAAACGATTCCCCCATCTCTAACCATGTCAAATACATCCTTAATCGTAAACCGCTTTTCGTCCATTACTTATGACGGCGACGAGTTTTGCGTGACTTCTTTGACTTCCCACGTGTCTTCTTGCGGCGACCACCAGTGGTGTTGCGAAACTCCACCTCCACTTTACCCCATTTATGCGAACCACTGCTTACGGGATGAATCTCAATTCTCTTGTTGAGCGGAATTCCTTCGCCTTCAATCACTGCATACTTTACTTCTGTTCCGGGTTCTGGATCCGTATTCAAATTCCCGTACTGGCTCAACACAATCTCGATTGAGTCCTCCTCTTCCCCACTGAGATTTGCGAACGATAGCTGTGTACCATTTTCGTAAAGAAAAACATACGCGCGTACCATTTTTACTTTATGTAGTTTTTTTATGACGGCGACGAGTTTTACGGACCCGACGCTTGGACTTCTTCGACTTGCGCGTCTTGCGACCACCAACCGAATACCGCGTTGTATTCAGTGTACCGCCAGTCAAGACCAATATCTCTTCGCCCTCAGCAAGTAGTTCTGCAAGACGTGTATTAATCTGTGGCCAAAACTCATCTAGGGTATAGTCCCTCTCTTTTTGAATCGGTTTGCTGTTTATCTTTCTCAGTTCTTCCTTGACTTCATCCGTAAGCGTAAACTCAATACTTCTTGTGCTTAGCCACTTGGCGTTCTCAAGATGTATCGTGAACAAATTCCCAACCTTCTTATTCGCCTCCCAATCGTGTTCTACAAACTGCTCAGCCATCTCCCGTGATGGACTGGTAGACACAAAGGGCTTCCTATTGTCAATCGTGGTGTCCTTTTTAGCTTGACCTCTGTAGACAATCCTACTGGTAGTTGAACCATACTTTTGGATGATATCTGCAATCTCCTGTGTATCACAGTTGTAGTAGATTGCGATATAACAGACCATCACCGCTTCTTCTCGCGGTGTAAGTCTCATTACTTACGGTTGCGACGAGTTTTGCCGCCCTTGAGTCCACGCTCCTTCAGTTCCTTCTGCTGAGCCATGAGCTCGTCCAGCAGCTTCTTCTTGGTCGGGTGACTGAGAACCTTAAACAAATGGTGATGCTCGCGGAGGTAATCCTTCCTGCGCATTGTGATTACTTTGGACTTACGTTTGCGACTCTTGCGGCGTGCGCCAACAGCAGGAGTCCCATGAGCAGCTACGATGTTGTAGTGATGGGATGACTCCTTCCGAGCAGGCGGAGCAGGCGGAGCTGTCTGTTTGGCAGCTTGCTGGGCATTATACGCAACTTGCTGGGCGGCTCGCTTAGCCGCTGCTTCTGCCATGACCTTGTCTGCATTAGCCGCGGCCTCTGCTGCTCGTCTCGCCTTTTCTTCCGCACTAGGAGGTTTGGGGCGGAACCACGACATTTGTCTACACGCTCCGAATAAATTCCCACTTCAGGTAGTCGCATATCTTTGCCCAAATTTGGTCATGGGCAATCAGACGGTCTCGTGACTTCAATAGCGGAAAGTACACCTTGTACTCGTCCAAGTCCAGTAGCTCAAAGAACTTGTAGAGGATGTAGCTGTAGCTTAAGAAGTTCGTTCGGTCGTTCGGACAATAGAGCAAAAACGGTGCCTGAATCTCCTGGAACATGGCGCGTATCTTCTCCTCAATCTCAGGCGTGATGGTGGGTGGTGGATTGCCGTTCAACCGCGACAAGATGTGGGCTGCATGCTCATAGTACTTGGACCGCCCAAGCTTCTTCAGAATCTCACGAATCTCCTTCTCCGTCAGATCAGCAATATTGTTGATGCGACGCTTACGGATCTCCAGCACCACCTCATTCATCACCTCGTCAGGGATGATGGTGCTTTCCTTGGCTTGAAACTGGTTGAGGATCTCATTGAGGTGGTTAATCTTTTTGTACGCATAGTTGTTGCGCTCCTTGGGTGGGTCACGGAATGACTGGAAGTCAGAGACAACAAGTGCATACTCCTCAGAGCCACACTTGGGGCAGACCAGGATACCCTCAGAGCTGATTTCCTCACGCGCAACGTTACATCCCATACAGTGCTCCGTCTGCTGTTGGAGGACCTCTGGGTTATTGGTCAGCTTCATGCGAGCCACATACTCGTCAAACATCTGCTTACGTGAACTACCCTCAGGAGCAGCCCCAGCAAAGAACTTGAGGAAGGTGTTGGCATCCTTTGGGGTCGCAGCAGGAACAGTGGCTGCACCATCACCGCGGTTGTAGTACTCCATCAGGATGTCCATGTTCTTCATGTAGTAGTCCTGAACGGGGTTGAGGCGGGACAGCTCAGACTCTACCTCGTGAATGCGGGCCTCCCACTTGGAGCACTGTAGTACATCCGCAATCTCATTGGAACCCTTGAGTGCGTCCACCCGAGGTTTCAATGTTTGTATCTCCTCCTCAAGCTCGTCCTTCTTGAGCTTGGACTCACGGAGAGTCTGGACGATGTCTTGGTGGACGGAATCCAAGGTTCCGATGGACGTGGACCCTGTCTCACGAATCTTTCTCACCTTGAACACATCCATTGGTGTTCTCACCATCGCTTGTGAAGATGGCTTGTTCAATCTCTTTCATAAATGCTTGATTTTGACATATCTGTGGACGCTGGAGACGAACACCTGTAAGCAGTGTCTTGAAGTTACACCCAAAGTTTTTGACCATAAAGTAGAGGAGGAGATACGCAGAGCGGTTGATTCCAGCTTGACAGTGAACGAACACCATACTTCCAGGAACGCGCAAGAACTGCCGCATGGCTTCCTCAAACATCGGATACCAATCTAGGATCTTGACAGTTGGCGAATCAATTGCATTAATGCCGACATATCGACTTGAGAACCTTCTGCGGAACCACTCGGGTGAGTGTTCAGGAAATCCGCAGTTGATGACGTGTGTGATTCCATGTGTGTTTACGAAGCGCGGAGTCAACATGTGCCCTGCGCCCAGGCAGATGTTGGGATAGACCCACGCAAGCCTGTCCATTACACTACTACTCCCTATCCAAGAAAGCTTGAAATAAATACGCTAAGAAAATGCGAGATGACCACAGCCGCTGCGCCCAGAACCGCGGCACCCTGCCATGACACAACACCACCTGCGGTGTAGGCGCTCGGGATGTACTGAAGGATCATGTTGCGCGGTGTGGAGAACGAGATGATTGCCGCAGCCAGGAAGAAGCAGATGTAGAGCTTCAGGTTACGGAGCATGAAGCCCATCGCGGGGAGCGAAGGCTTGAACGACGGAGCCATCGCCGTGTTCACCGGTCCAGGCGTGGACGGCAGAGGCATCATCGGAGGCTGCGACTGAGGACCCTGCGGCGAAGGGAGGAGAGCGTCCAGAGAAGTTGCGTCACTATCCATATTGTTTATACTGAAGACACGTTTTCACATGTCGCATCTTCCACGCGGTGGCGGTAGCACTTTCCATCCGAGCGCACAATCTTTCCCTCAATCTCGGCTAACGGAATCGCGAGTGTGTTGATCACGGCAAACTCGCGATGAAAGAGCAGGGCTGCGATGCCGATGCCGATTAAGAATGAGAAGAACGGTGCCCCACGATGGATGGCCTTGACGATGTCCATTATTACTTACGGAGAGAAGCAAGTAGGTTGAACGATTCTGGTTCGGCGGTACATGGAACCTCTGTGGAGGAGACACGAACACACCCTGTGGGTGTGTGGTACACCTTGGAACTGTCCTTCGGGTCGGGAACAGAGGGGACCATGCGCTTCGGGGGTTTCAAGACAGATGCAATCAGGAGACCAGAGATGATCCCGACAGATAACCACTTCAGGTCAATCATCTCTTAAACTTCTCTGCGAAAGAAAGCACTGAATTGCCAAAGTCCTTGGCGGAAGGCACTGACTGGACATCCCCAGCAGGGGGCGCGCCTGGGAAGTTTGTAGTGATTTGGCTGTCCACGAACCACCAGAAGAACCCCTGCATGAAGAAGGACCACACAGGGGCCAGAGCTGCTAAGAACGCCATGAAGAAACGTGTAGGCGGGAATGGCGCAAGCACGGCCGCTACAATTGCAAAGGCGACACCCAAATCACCAAACTTGGCCTTGGTCGCATAGGAATAGGTGAGACCTGACGTGTTGAAGTGAAGCCACATCTTGTATGACCACATCACCATCAGAATCCACGCCAGAATGAGAGCGATTACGACCTGAATCTTGCCTGCCGCAATCGCGGCCTGCCATCCAATGTCTCCAGGCTTGCGGCTAATCTGTCCCCACAGGCTCAACTTCCCCAGCACGATGGTTTCATTGAGCCCATACTTCTTCTTGTGGAACCCGTCCTCATCGACATAGATAAGATTGATGACAGGAGGATTCAGAGCATTAGCGGCTTCGTCCACATCCAAGATCTGGCCCTTCTCCTTCAGCTGGTTATAGATGGTCGTAACGGGTATCTCCAGATAACCATACTTTGTTTCGTCCTTCAGCTTCTTCACAACGTTAATCTTCTGCTTGCCAACCGCCAGCTCTGCGGCCGTGATGCGAAACTCCTTGATTTCATCGGCAGGGAGAGTGACAGAAGGAAAGGAGTACTCGGGCATCGTTACCTTCGGAATAACGGCAGCACTAGAGACCACTGGGGTCTTCTTGGCTGCTGTTTGCGTAGGTGTGAGGGATGGCACATAGGCTGACGTTGGTTCTAATACGCGAGGCTCAGTTGCCGTCTCGGGCGTTGCCATTGTTAAGAAGCAAACACGAGATTTGCCAATCCGCTCACGATGCGCAAGAAGTTGTAGGACTCCACGTACACTCGTAACGTATACGTGTAGGAAAACACAATGTTACCCTGCGCATTCTGGACAACCGTAACGAGCTGGTCAGGTGTGTAGAGACTGCACAATGCTGGTGGGATAACCGTCGGGTTCTGATTGAAGACCGTGGACTTCAGAACTGTTACAACCGTGGTTGTTCCTGCACCCGTCTGCGAAGGAGCAGGGAGTGGCTGCTGAAGCGACAGACGCAAGATGGCCTTGTTAATCTTGCTCCCGTTCGCCGCGCCGCTGGGTTGGTACTCGTCGTTGTTCAGCGCGAAGGAGTACATGAAGATACCCGGCATCTGCTCGGGGCTAGCACCCGTGCTATGCTTGTACGTCTGGAGCATGGAGAAGAACTCAATCGGCTTCGTAGCAAAGCGCTCGTTGCCATCAAACAGCAGAAGGGCATTCGTCATCGTATTCCGGGGATAGACAGAGGTCACCTGGAGCTGACCTGTGTTATACAGTGAGCCAGTGCTATTGACATTCACAGACCAAGGTGCACGATTGGGATTCTGCCAGTTGGTGTAGTTATCCCACTGGTTTGTTGCGATATTGTCCGACCTCATGGCAGAGAACGCGATACGAGTGACCAGATTGAACATGGGAATTTCAATGTCCGTGTTGGGACCAAATTGCCCCTCGTTGCCTACAAAGCGGACTTCCTTGAACATGAACGTCTGATCGGCCGCTGCCAACTGGTTCTTCTCCATCTCCTCAAGATAGATGAAGTTGGCCTCGATGTATGGGTCGGGGAAGAAGGTAGAGATTGTCGAAGACGGCGTGCCGTTGACTGTCGGTGGGCTCAAGAAGGTGTTCATCGGATACGTTCCAGTAGGCCGAATGCGCTGTCCGTAGGTTGCACTAGACGGATTCACATCCACGATTGTGTAGAGGTGAGTGATTGGCTGCAGAACCACATTGATGTAGACCTCCGAATTCTGGAGTGAAATGAGGGGCAGCGCCGACCCCACATTCTCGCAGAACCAAAAGTGAAGAGGGACAACCAACTGCCTCGCACGAATAGACGGCTCGGGGATGGTGGACCCAGGAAGGATAATCTTCTGATTCGCATCATAGACTGGGTTCGGGTAGGTAATCGCATGAGGATACTGACCGTTACGGTCATACGCGTGTCCTGGGTCATACATCTCTGTCACGTTACCCACCATCTGATCCACAATCTGGCGCTTGTTCTGGTCATGTGTGAAGTACGAGTACATCTTGAGCCACTCACCATTGAGGCGCTGGATGACGGTTCCATTCATCACGAGTTCAATGTGGTCAATCATATTGTACCCGATGTTCGGAATCCATTGGAACTCGTACCCAATAGCCGTGCATGGCGTTGAGTATCCAGTCGGCGGGGAACTTCCAGCTGGAATCGCCACCATCGGCGACCAGATGTCAGGCAGAGTTATGTTCAGATAGCAGTCATGGAGGACGTTTGCATACCGGTCGATGCGACATGAGAGAGTGCGTGTTCCGAAATTGTCAAACTGAAGATTGGAGGACGAAAACGTCATACGAATATGCTCCATGGCAAAGTTCGTATGGCGGCGGAAGACAGAGCGAAAGTGGGTCATGGATGGACTTCCGTTGACGAGCTCATTCTGAGCCCCAACGGCCACCAACTGCATTAATGCGCCTGGCATTTGTATCTACAACCTAGGATTGTTTAGACCGCCGTTGTCGTAATACAACAGTCCGATGTCTTTTGTCCAGTCACGTCTGGACGGAATGATGTAAGGTTGTCGACATAACGTGTAGGTGCCGAGATTTGGCGGACCACCTGGTTCGCAGCATTGGACTTCACTGCGATGTATACGGAGTTGTACTCACGGAATACGGGTGCGGGAGACTGGATGTACTGCTTTGCAATGACACGATTCTTCAACTGACGTGTATAATCTTGTGCGTTGTTGACCTGCATCCTATTTATAGACACCTGAGAGAATCTACACAAATGCGATTCGTTCTTGTGTCTACGCACATTGACCAGATGACGGGGTACTCCAAGGTCTCATACAACCTCCTGAAGCAGGCGGCATCCCTCGCACCACGAGTCAAGACTTTCCACTTTGGGTTCCAGCGTCTGCCGGCACCTGCGGACAAGCCGACGACGACTCGTAAGGTTCCCGAAGGTATTGTGGTCTATGACGCAGCTGCGAACGAGGACCCGAAGCAAGAAGGATTCGGGTTCAACAAGATTGCAGAGTACGTTGATATGGTTCAGCCCGACGTTGTGATGATCTACAATGACCCACTAATCATTCACCGCTTCACTGAGGCACTCAAGTATGACAAGGAGAAGGCATCATTCAAGCTCTGGTTCTATGTTGACCAGGTGTATACGGACATTGCTCCTCCGTTGATGGAGTCCATCAATAAGGCAGCGAGCCGCGTGTATTGCTTCACGTCCATGTGGGCGAACGAGTATTCCAAGTACCCTGGTGCTCTTGAGCCCCGCATCATGGAGCATGCTGTGGACCCAAACACGTTCACATGCCTGCCCCCTCAGGCTCGTCTCGCTGTGCGCAGGAATGTCAAGATCTCTGAGGATGCGATCCTGTTCCTCAACGCCAACCGTAACAGCTCACGCAAGCGCCTTGATCTGACAGTGATGGCATTCGTGGAGATGCTCAAGCGTGATCCCACCACGCCGTATTACCTGATGTTCCTGACGTCGCTCAACCCGCAACATGGCGCGTACTACGATGTCCAGCGTATCTTTGCTGCTGAACTCGCGAAGAAGGATCTTCCATTTGAGAACTTCTCCAAGCGGATGCTTCTGATTGATACAACGACACCGAACAGCCTGTCGGATGATCAGGTTAACGAGATCTACAACATGACTGATATTGGCATCAATACCAGCGATGGTGAGGGATATGGCCTGTGCCAGCTTGAGCACCTGTACACGGGCGCGCCTCAGGTTGTGACGGATGTGGGCAGTTACCGCACGTTCCTGTCCAAGGATGTGGCTACCTTCATCCCTCAGTCCGAGACCGTCTACTTTTCCGCTGCGATGCCTCTCGGACACTCGGCACCGACCTTCCGAGTCGACGACATTGCTGACGCGATGATTGAGACAGTGAAGACG